CTGGCCTTCTATCGAGACCATTGCCCGTCAACTTGGCGCGGGTGAAAGCACCGTGCGCACGGCGATCGGCAAGCTTGAGCAGGACGGCTGGCTGTCACGTCAGCAGCGCCGCAAGGGCAACCGTAACGCGTCGAACGTCTACCAGCTCAACGTGACAAAGTTACAGACCGCTGCCTTTTCTCACCTGTCAGAATCTGACACCTCAAAATCTGACGGGTCAAATTCTGACGCCTCAAAATCTGACGCGTCGAAATCTGGCAAAAATGGCGGTTTTCACCCGTCAGAATCTGGGGGGGATCCGTCAGTAAATTCAACTACTGATCCATCAGATAATAAAAACCCTTCTTGTCAGGTTGCTGCGCAACCCGACCGTGAAATTGTTTTAACGGATCTCGCTATTGAGGTTCTGACTCATCTCAATCAGGTGAGCGGCTCCCGTTTTCAGAAATCACGCAGCTCGCTGGAGAACATCCGTGCCCGTCTGCGTGAAGGTTACAGCGTCAGCGATTTGAAACTCGTTATCGACCTGAAGCATGAACACTGGCACGAAAACGATAAGCAGTATCAGTACATGCGCCCGGAGACCCTGTTTCGCCCAAGCAAATTCGAAGGGTATCTGCAAAGCGCAACGCGCTGGGAGGCAAAAGGGCGTCCATCGCGTGACACATGGGATAAAACGCGCGAGCGCGATATCAACGTGATGAGCACACCAGATACCTCAATTCCGGCGGGGTTCCGCGGATGAATAAGTATTGTATTGAACTTGAAGCGCTGCGCCGCAAGCCTTCGCATGAACTCAAAGAAGTCGGAGATCAGTGGCGTACCCCAGAAAATATCTTCTGGGGCATCAACTCCTTGTTTGGCCCGCTGGTTCTGGATCTGTTTACAGACGGAGAGAACAGCAAGTGCGAGGCCTTCTACACAGCAGAGGACAATGCGCTTACTCAGGACTGGTCCTTACGCCTGGAAGAACTGAACGGTGCTGCATTCGGAAATCCGCCTTATAGCCGGGCCAGCATGCACGAAGATCATTACATAACAGGCATGCGCTACATCATGCAGCACGCTGCTGCGATGCGCGAAAAGGGCGGTCGTTATGTTTTTCTGATCAAGGCAGCCACCAGCGAAGTATGGTGGCCGGAAGATGCAGATCACGTGGCTTTTATTCGTGGTCGACTTGGGTTCGATTTGCCTGAATGGTTCATCCCTAAAGACGAAAAACAGGTTCCTACCGGTGCATTTTTTGCGGGTGCGGTAGTGATCTTTGACAAGAGCTGGCGTGGGCCCGCCATGAGTTATATCAACCGCAAAGATCTTGAAGCGCGCGGCGAAGCTTTCATGGGGCAAATCCGCCGGATGGCTGAGCGCCTTAAACCAGCTAATAAAACCCAGACTGAGCCGGAAAACCTGCCTGAAAAATGGCCTGCTGAAGTAAATGTCATTTTTGAAAAGGTTACAGGGGCCATTGCCCTCACAGAGAGCAGTCAGCGAAAGGTCAAGTATCACATCAATCGCATGTGGCTCGAAAGAATGTCCCTTCCTGAAATAGTAAATGCCGCCAGTGAAATGGCTTCTGCAATGGAGAAAGCAGCGTGAAAGAGATCATCGTGGATAACTTTGCTGGTGGCGGTGGCGCGAGCACAGGAATTGAACTGGCAACAGGCCGCAGCGTGGATATCGCCATCAACCATGACGTGAATGCAGTGGCGATGCACACCACTAATCACCCTGAAACCCTGCACTATTGTGAAAGCGTCTTTGATGTCGATCCGGTGTCTGCAACCGCTGGCCGCCCGGTTGGGCTGGCATGGTTCTCTCCTGACTGCCGTCACTTCTCAAAAGCCAAGGGGTCGAAGCCTGTAGAAAAGGAAATTCGCGGCCTTGCGTGGATCGTCATTCGCTGGGCTCTCGCGGTTCGTCCACGCGTAATGATGCTGGAGAACGTGGAAGAGTTCAAAACGTGGGGCCCGCTTATCGTATCGGCAGACGGCGGACATCGCCCGGACCCGGCCCGCGCCGGAGAAACCTTTGAGGCTTTCTGCGGCATGCTGTCCGGCGGTATTCCTGCCGGGCATCCGGCGCTGGTGGAATGCTGTGAGTTTCTGGGCATTGCCGCCGACGGCGTGCAGGCGCAGCAGCTGGTGGCCGGACTGGGTTATGCCGTTGACCACCGAGAATTGCGCGCCTGCGACTTTGGCGCGCCGACCATCCGGAAGCGATTCTTCATGGTAATGCGCTGCGACGGCGTGCCGGTGACATGGCCAGCGCCGACCCACGGTGATCCGAAAACGCCAGCAGTGCAGGGCGGCAAGCTGGCACCGTGGCGCACGGCGGCGGAATGTATCGACTGGTCTATCCCGGCACAGTCCATCTTCGACCGCAAGAAGCCGCTGGCGGAGAACACGCTTAAGCGCATCGCCCGCGGCATCCAGCGTTTTGTGATTGATAGCGCCTCGCCGTTTATCGTGAAGTGCAACCACACCACGACGAAAGGGAAATACGACTGCTTCCGCGGTCAGGCGCTGGCAGAGCCGCTGCAGACCATCACCAAAACGCATGGCTATGCGATTGCGACCCCAGTGATGGCTCCGCTGTTTGCTGGCACTGGTGGCTCTGAATTCCAGATGAGGCCGCGCCCGGTTAATAAACCGTTTTTCACTTTGCTCACACAGAACCGGACCAATGTCATCGAGCCCGTACTGGCCCCGCTGATTGCCCGGCAATTCGGTGCCAGCATCGGGCATCGCGCCGACGAACCGAGCGCCACGATCACCGCCGGTGGTGGCGGCAAATCGCAGCTGGTATCGACAACTCTGATCCAGATGGGTTACGGCGAACGCCCCGGGCAGGAACCGCGCGTGCCGGGCCTGCATAAGCCGCTGGGTACTGTGGTCGCTGGTGGCGGCAAGTTCGGGTTGGTGGCTGCGAATCTGGTTAAGCACTTCGGCGGGAACTACCAGGGTGCTGGGGTGGCTCTGGGTGAACCGGCCCACACGGTCACCACCACGGATCACCATGGCTTAGTCACATCGCACCTGGTAATGCTGCGCGGTACCTGTCGGGATGGCCGGGTGGTTGATGCGCCAGCTCCGGGACTCACGGCGGGCGGCCTGCATGTCGGGAATGTTGAGACCAGCCTGGCGATAGATGGCTATGACGAGCAGCGCGCGGCGCAGGTGCTGGCGTTCCTGCGGGAGTATTGCGGGGCTGATTCTGACGGGCTGGTGACTGTTGATGGCGTGGTGTATCGCATAGTTGATATCGGAATGCGCATGCTGCAGCCAGCAGAGCTATACCGCGCTCAGGGTTTCCCTGAGTGGTACATCATCGACCGCGACTACACCGGCCAGCGTTATGCGAAAGATAAACAGGTCGCGCGGTGTGGTAACGCCGTTCCTCCACCTTTCGCAGAGGCTCTTGTGCGCGCCAACCTGCCTGAACTTTGTGTTCAAAAAGAGGAGAAAGCTGCGTGAAAACATTAAGCATTCGACAACAGGAAGTGCTCAACGCACTGGTGGATTTCCAGAGTAAGCACGGTTATCCGCCAACATATGCCGAACTGGCACGCCAGGTGGGTTTTTCCTCTGCAAATGGTGCCTTTGAGCATATCCGTGCTTTGGAGAAGAAGGGGCACATCACCACTTCTGGTGGTACGGCGCGCGGAATAAAAGTCACTGGTGTGACAAACGCGCTTGATGAGGCCACGCAGGTGATCCGCGCGCTGCTGACGCGCCAAAAAAACGCGACGGAACTCGCGCATGCATGGCTCAAGCGCAGAGGATCAGCAGCATGAAGCTGGTTCTGCCGTTCCCGCCAAGCGTAAATACATACTGGCGTGCCCCGAATAAGGGGCCGCTTAAAGGTCGTCATCTCATCAGTGCTGCTGGTCGCGCATTTCAGAGCGCAGCCTGTGCAGCAATCCTCGATCAGCTGCGCCGCTTGCCGAAGCCTTCTACCGAACGCGCAACGGTAGAAATCCTGCTTTTTCCGCCTGACGCGCGCCGCCGGGACATCGACAACTACAGCAAGGCGCTTTTTGATGCGCTGACGCATGCCGGCGTATGGGAGGACGACAGTCAGGTGAAAAAGATGCTGGTGGAGTGGGGGCCGACAGTGAAAGGCGGAAGGGTGGAGATCACGATCACCAGGTATGAACCAACAGCGGTTGCAGCCGCTTAACGGAGATACGCATGCAACAGATGAACGCAGTACCCGCTTTTACCCCGGCGGCGATGATGCCGGGAGAGGAACTGGCGATGAGCAGCCAGGAGATCGCCGATCTGGTTGAGTCACGTCACGATAGCGTTAAACGGACAGTAGAGCGACTGGCTGAACGCGGAGTTTTTCAACTTCCACCAATGGTGGAAGTTGCCAATCACCTCGGTCAGGCCGTCGCCGTGTACCAGCTTTGTAAGCGTGACAGCTATGTCGTGGTGGCTCAGCTCTCGCCAGAGTTTACCGCCCGTCTGGTTGACCGCTGGCAGGAGCTTGAGAGCCAGCAGGCGATGCAGGTACCGAAATCCCTGCCGGAGGCTCTGCGCCTCGCCGCTGACCTTGCTGAGCAGAACCAGAATTTTAAACACGAGCTTGCCGCCGCGGCGCCGAAGGTGGAATTTGTGGATCGCTATTGCTCTGCGGGTGGCTCAATGTCTTTCCGCCAGGTGGCGAAGCTGCTTAACGTCAAAGAGCCTGAGTTTCGCATGTTCCTCATCGATAACAGGATCATGTATCGCCTCGGCGGGGTGCTGACGCCGCACCACCAGCACATTGAAAACGGGCGCTTTAAGGTGAAAACCGGTACCAGCACCGAAAACAATCATGCATTCAGCCAGGCGCGCTTTACGGCAAAGGGGATCCAGTGGGTCGGCGGCCTGTGGGCTGCACATAAGGCGCAGGGAGCGGCGAAGTGAGGGTGCTGCTTAATCCGATCGTCGTGGCTGAGCTGGGCCTCGTCATGTTCAGGCCGGGTGCCAGCCTGCTGATGCATTTCCGCCGCGGGCGTATGCTGCTGGAAAATGAGCCGGAACGCCTGGCGGGTATGCCCAACGGCGAACTGCCACCAGCCGAGCAGCCGCTGATTGAAGATCCCGCACTTGCCGGTGTCTTTGAAAACGATGCGGTGCTGCGCCGCGCCGGCGGCATCGGCGGGCTGGAAAGCTGGCTTATGGAGGCAAATGGTTGTCAGTGGCCGCACGAGTCCTGGCACGCTGAGAACCTTACTACGCTGCGTCATGCTCCCGGCGCGCTTCGCCTGTGCTGGCACTGCGATAACCTGCTGCGTGAACAGACTACAGAGCATCTGGCGCACATGGCGCGGGCGAACTGCGCGGCATACATCCTCACCACTGCCCGCCGTGAACTGGGTTTCGACGATTCCCATACGCTCACGCTGCCGGAGTTCTGCTGGTGGCTCGCGCGTAATGGCCTGGCGGATGCCCTGCCGGAAGATGCCGCGCGGCAGGTGCTACGTATGCCGAAGCCGGTGATCCGTTCCGTCACCCGTGAAACAGAGCTGGTACCCGGCGAACTCCTCGGACGCGAGATAGTCGAGGAAGTGGCTAAGCAGGTGCTGGCGCTGAATGTGGATCCGGAAACGCCGGAATCATTCATGCTGCGCCCGAAGCGCCGCCGCTGGGAGAATGAGAAGTACACCCGCTGGGTTAAAACGCAGCAGTGCATGTGCTGTGGCAACCCNGCAGACGACCCCCANCACCTNATAGGCCACGGGCAGGGNGGAATGGGTACGAAGGCGCACGACCTGTTTGTGATCCCGCTTTGCAGAGCGCATCACGACGCGTTGCACGCTGACACCGTGGCATTTGAAGAAAAGCACGGCAGCCA